CACCGTACCTTACGTAAGGAGCCAGCAGTGCCGCCACCGGATTCTTGTACGTCAAAAACGCATCAAAACTGGCCCGCGTGTACGAATAGTCGCCGATCTTTTCTGATTGCAATGCGTTGTCGTATTTGGCTGCGGCATACATTCCATTGACAAGCTGGGCAATCGCCAGTTTGACCATGTCGGGGCATGCGTCCAGTCCGCCGGTGTAATCCACCTGGTAGAAGTACTGGTTGCCCCATGGGTTATCCTGCCGGATCAGCGGCCTGAGCCGATTGACATACGGATTGACGATAGTCATCACACCGGCCTTGGGCTCAAGCGTGTATTCCAGCTTCATGTCAACCTTGGTCTCGGTCAGGTTGGTTGCTTCCGGATTAAAACCAGTGATGTATCCGCACGAATCGGCCAGAACCGGGTCGGACTGCTGAAATAAAGCCACGCGATTGACGCTTGTGACAGGTGTTTTTCTCAGGTAGATTCGCTGGTTTTGCAGAATAGTGTAACGCTCGGAAACAGTCTCGGATAAAAACGTACGATTGCAATAACGCTCCACCGACCGTGATGCGGCATCCACATAAGCCTGAACCGTAGCCGCCGGTGCGTCGGCCAGTGCAGGAATATAGGTGATGCATTCGTTCAGGTTCAGCAGGATGTCGGCCACGGCTTGCTCCAAGGTCTTCCGAACCCAAAGGGGCATCCCCGAAGGGACACCCCAGTGGGCCGAAAGGTGGGGTCAGTTGGTCGCCTTGACTTCCACGTTGATGTCCGGCTGCGGTACAGGAGTAAAGGCCGCGTTGTGCAACAGGGCCACGGCATAGGTCGGCGTACCCGTGCCAGTGTTGGCCAGCCGCAGGAAAGTCTGCGTGGCGTTTGCCAGCGGCACCGAGAGCGAGGCGAGCCCCGTCTCACGCCCCGGATGGTTGAACGAAACAGCCAGAAACGTGCCGTTTGCCGTGGTCACACCACTGGCCGGAGCTACCGTCACGTTCCCTGAGCCCGAGGTCGGGGTGGACGTGATGGCGTTGCCGAACGTGGTGGAAACCTGATAGCCGGCAGTGACGTTAGACCAGTTCGAGTTGTCGCCCGATTGCTGCAAAACAACGGTCTGGGCCGCTGCGTTGCCGCCCGTGGCGTAGTTGACCAAAAAGGTGACCGCGCCGTAGGTGTTGGCCAGGCCGCTGCCGCCCAACTGGACCGATGCGGTTGTTGCAGACGCGCCTGTGCCGGTGATGGCCAGGTTGCGAACCGTAACGCCCGATAAAAGCTGATTGTGTCGAGACATGCGTTGTGTCCTGTATTAGGCGGAAATCTTGATGAATTTGCAGTACTGCTCTTGCACCATCTCAGCACCCCAACGGAGGCGGAAGAGATAGACGCGGCGGTTTTGCAGGGCTTCAATTTCGTTCAGCACGCGGATCGACATGCCGAGACGAACGGGCATGAACATGCCCTGGATGCTGCCGAACAGCACGGGGAAAGCACCAGCAGCCACCGAAGGTGCGTATTGACAGTAAGTGATGGGGAATCCATCGATACGGTCCGGCGTGGGCTCAACGATGCCCGGATAGACCTGTCCGCCCTGGAACAGATACTGGTCGGTCGTTGACTTGAACAGGCTGATCTTCTCAGCGGTGTTCTGGTTCATGATGTACGTGAAATTGGGCCGGGCGTACTGAGGCAAGATCTTGAACCGCATTGACTTTACAATGTCGGCCTTCAATGCGTTTGCATCGCCGGACACAACCCACGGAATGCGGCCTTGCTGGGCAGCACCACCTGCATCCGTAGTAATAGAGTTCCACAGGCCACGCGGTTGACCTACGCCCGTGCCATAGGCCAGGTGACGTTCGTAGTGGAGGTCGAGCCAGACTGCAAGCTCTTGGTTGATGTAGCCTTCCAGATTAAACCCACTGTCATCCAGCATCGTGTTGGAGACAGGGATCTTGCCCATGTACTCATGGACCGGAATACTAACTTCGCCGAAGGTCGGCGTGTTGCTTTCATTCGGGTTGCCGGCTTCGCCTGTCCACATACCCTGGATCGGGCTGGTGTTGATGTCGTCGCGGTAGGTCGTCCGCAGCATCACAACCCGGTTCGAGCCGGTGGTGATCTGGCGGACACGCCCACGCAGCGAAGTCGGGGCAGGCTTGCGCTGAATCACTTCGTTGATGATGTCGGGCGGCACAAAGTAGCCAGCACCTTCGTCGATGCCTTCCACCAGAGCCTTGTAGGCACGCGGGTAGCTCTGTTTGACACGGTCTTCGCCGTACCGCAGATAGGCCTTGAAAGCGAGCTTGTACTCGTCCGATGCAATCTTGTTGTGCTGCTTCTCGGAGAGAACGCCCAGGCCTTCGTCGTACGCTTCACCCTTGTCGTTGATCACCGTCTGGCCGGCGGCGCGGGTGGATCCGCTGTAGGGCGTGCCTACGGTCTTGTCAGAGAGAGCCTTGAACGTGTCAAGGTTGATGGCATCAAGAGCGTCTTCAGCCTCGATGCGGCCTTGCAGGGCGGGCAGGATTTCGGTAGCCAGAGCCTTGTAACGGGCGGACTGGTCTTCGGTACGGTCGGTATTCAACTTGAGAGCCTCAGCTTCGGCCAGGGCACTCTTGAACTCTGCACGCAGCTTCGGAGAAGCAGCCATAGGTCACTCCTTGGTGATAAAAGCACGAAAGGCTTCGAGAAGGTCTTGGTAAGGGTCAACGTCACTTGCCTTAGCCATCTCGGCCTCGGCCTCGTCATCCTTGTCCGACTCTTTGATTCCTGCTTCCACCAGCAGTGTTTCCAGCATCTCGTGAGCAGCCTCTATCTGCTGACACACCTGCGCCAGCAGTTGGGCCGTGGTCTGCGAGATCTTTCGCCCAGCTTTGAATGAAGAGATGCTTGTCTGTTCATTTGCACCGAGAGCCACCGGCGAAATTTCCAGCAGTTTGGCTCGTTTGATCAGCCGTGCTCCGTCCTCGGCACGTTGCAATTCCTCTTCCGAAGGCGTGTAGCCGGCCTTGCGCCAGTACTCCAGCACATCCTTCTTGGTCATCCGCTTGGCTTGCAGCGGAATAATGCCAACGGAAAGCTCTTTGACCACGCCCGAGACGATCAGTTTGCGGTCGTCTTGCGCCTTGGCCGTGTCCACCAGTTTGGCTTCGAGGAACAGGCCCTTGGCATCCTCGAAAAGCTCAACCGGCTTGCCAATCGGGTTGGAATGGTCGTGATTTACCCCACCAATAAAGCCCTTGGCCTTGAACCGCTCAATGTCGGCCTTGTACGCGCCGGGAGCGATAATGTCGTTGTGGTAGTCCAGAAAATAAAATGTGCTGGCGTAGCCCGCGAATCCGCCTGACTCGAACTCGTCAACCCGAGGAGCAGGAGCAAGTTTGTAGATCGTTTCGAGTGTCTGTTCCGGCACGCCTGTCTCCGTAGGCTAGACCGAACGGGAGGGATCTCCATATTTCAACATATGATAACACGTTTATATGTTTGCGTTTTTTTTAGAGTTCTTCGAGCCCTTTGCAGGAACAGACTGCCGCGAGCTTTATGGCCGTGGAGTGGGCCCGCTCGGCAAGGTCGAGTTTGATTTGCTGGCGGATCTCGTCCATGACCGATTCATCTTCTTCGCTCAATGGCTTGCCAATGGACTTCATCCAGAAACCAAGCAGCATTTCGAGCCGAGAGTTGTGCAGGCAATAGGCTTTAAAAAGAACACCTTCAAGGTCTTCTCCCATTTCAAATATCAGTTTGTTGTCCGTTGGCCTGGTTTCGTCTTCGTCCTCGTCTTCGTCCGGATGCGACATGAAGGATACTCCCGATGACTAGGTGCGTTGTCTCAAGGCCAAGGTACAGCAGAAACCCGAAGATGCAGACGATTGCGATGCTGTTCACCAGTTGAGTTTGGCCCAAGGGATTTCTTTCGTTGGCCAGCCTGCCAGATTGCTCAATGCCCAGGAGTCGCCCGCGCGGAGCATCGATTCAGTCGTACTGCGGCCCACCTTGAAACTTCCGGCGGGCATCCAGTCAGGCTTCGGGCCGCTGATCCAGTCTGTTCCCCAGGAGTTGAGTGTAACGGCAGAGTTGTCGGTCGGGTCGTAGCCGATGATGATCATCTGGTGCCTCCACTCGCCCTGTGGATCCGCATAGCCTCTGGAGTCCCGCTTGTAGGCAAAACCCTGGTTGGAGGCCACCGTCACCGGATAGCCGTTTCTGATCGATGCCGTAAGCTCGTCCCAGGTTTTGACAGAGACATACGTTTGGACAGGGTGAATCTTCGCCACCGCTTCCACGTCTGCCGGAACACCAAGGTTGGCATACCCTGAGCAGCAGAGCGCAGCGGAGTAGTTTGTAAGATCCACCGACTCATATTTCTTACGAACCACGCAGCCATACTTTTGCAGCCACTGAGCCGCCCAAACACCCACAGAACCCTGTCCCCAAAGCCTGCCGCCGCCGATCTCAACGCGACTGCCCCAGTAAATAGACATGCAGTCCAAGCGGCCTGGGTTGAGCATTCCGTGGTCAACAACGCCTTGAGCCACCAGAATCTCAGCGGCCATGCCCGCGCCGTTGGCCACGCACGACCCGCACGAACCTTGATTGTAGATCCACTTATCCTTGCCCCAGACCATGTCCATGTAGCGGGTGAGAATGACCGGGCCGCTGGGCGGAGGCGTGGCCATGCAGGCAGGAGCAGCAGACCAGAAGGGCTGAATGCCGTTTTCGGCAACTACCCGGCTGACTTCTTCAGGGTCTTCGTGCCAGCCGAAACCGAAATTGAGGGCTTCGTATGGAATCATACGCCACACATCCCTTCGCACTCAGATGCAAACGAAAACTGTGTCTGGCCAGGCAAACTTTTGCCGGTGAATTCAACCTGATCTAAAGGCTTACACGATCTGTGTAGCCACATCTGATCACGCATGCCCTGATTGCATCTCATAGCCTTGTCGCGAATCAATCGATCCACTTCTACAGCCTGATTCCACGACTCTTGATCCTCGCTCTTCATTCGCTGCCATTCAGCGTCTGAGTGGTACGGGCAAAAGGTGCAGGCGGACCTGGGAACCGTATGCGGAACTCCATAGTCATCGAGCCATTTCACGCAATCGCTTCGGGTCATCTCAAGGTCGTAAAGGGGGAATTCAACAGCCCAAGGCTTGTGCGAATGACTTCTTTTCACCTTGAAAACGCGAGGCTCTTCGTCATAAGAAAGGCCAAAGCTTTGAACAATATCAACGCCTTTCGGAAACCTTCCCCATTTGGGAAGACCCAGAATGTCCTGCCTTATCGCTTTTTCTACAACCGCTATTTTGTACTCACTTGTACACTGCCTACGCATCAATCCGCCTAAACAACCCTCTTCTCCGGTGAAAACAGGTATCGAGATATAACGGTGATGATCGCCGTTGATTCCAGCCTTGATGTTGTCAATAAGACTGCCGCGAGTTCTGATCAGAACCGGATACGAAAGCTGTTTCACAAGCCAGTTGAGGTGATTATAGACGGATTTCGGTTCAGCTTGAACGTCTGCGAATATCGCGTAATCGTACTTCGGAATTTCGCCAACCTCGGCCATCAAGGCTAAAGCAGTTGATTGAACTCCGGCTCCGAGATTCAATATCCGCATTATTTCTGCATCTCCTCGCAGGCTTTCTTGATCTCGCCTAGAGCCGCCAGAAGTTCTTCCTTGGTCTTGAAACCCTTCGACTGGAGAAAGTCGCCAAGAGCCACACCAGCCCAGTAATTCCGAATACCATCTTGTTCCGTTAATTGAGCAAGGAGATTGACCATCTGGGCCATATCCAGGCCGATGGCGGCATATTGCGTCTCAACCTGCGAAATCGCCTTGGCGAGGACGGCAGAGCCCTTCCTCCGGCTTCCAGCATCCTTGACCACCATTGGCACAACTTGGGCGAACTCCTTGGCCAGCCCGGTCAGTCCGTTGTCCGGCTTCCGGTCATCTGGGCCGGGGGCTTTGTCTTCAACGAACGTGACAGTGCCGGTTTGGGTTCCGACGATGTAGGTTCTGCCACGATCCGTAAAGATCACCGACTGTTCGGTAACCGGCGGGAGCGTGAACGAAGGGACAGAGACCTGACCAATGAGCAGAAGTGCCAGTGTGACGAGCATGGTTACATCCTGCTATTCAGGTCGTCCCGAACGATCTTGTATAGGAAGAAAAAGACACCAAATGCGAACCCGAGGGTCACAGCCAGTGTTATTGCAGCAGCAGCGTAAATCATGATTGGCCCTTGTTGAACCACTGCTTGTTCATGGATGCCGAAATCTGGGTCTCGCGGGCCAGCATCGACTGACGCACCGTGTCTTCCGTGAGGCTGACCGTCTGGCCGCTGGCCAACTGCTGGAGCAACTCCCGGATCACCTCAAGGATCACCGGGGTCAGGATGCGGACAATCAGGGCCGCGAACATTATTTACAGCCTTTGGTACAGACCTTTTGCGACGGGAAATTGAAAATCTGGATCTGCGGCACACTGCGTCGGCGAAGCGAGTAGAACTTGAGCGGCCTGTGGGTCGAAACCCACTCTGAGTAGATGATCTCTTTGGCAGGCTGCTGCACCTGAACCTGGTAGTTGGAAGCCACCACAGGCGGGCAAGCACCGTTGGAACAGGCCGAGGCCACGATAACCAATGATTCTACAAACATGTGCTGTTCACCTTTCGAGTGAATGAAACCCGCTCTGTCTCACGACAACGCAGGGAAGGGGGCAGAGAATGATTCACGTACACCAGCCAACTTTGATCACCTTACCTCTCTGGGTCTTGGGGTCACTTCAAGTCAACTGTGTCTTCAGCCTCCGAATCCGCCAAAGTCGATGACGATTTCCGGCAGACCTTTGATGGCTTCGGCTCTCGCAATGTCCTGATCAAGGCCGCACTTGCATACATCACAGCCGCAACGCTGTAGAGCAGTTCGGCCCAACTGAGGTCCACATGCGCAAGATTGGCTTCGATCCACGCAGTGCCCAGGGCCAGCGGCCCGACAATCCAGCCCAGGTTGGGGTTGAACAGATCGAACGTGCCTGGGTCGGGTTGGTGCATCGTCAAAGTCCGTTTCGGGCCTTGGGCTGCGGTGCGGTCGTGTTGATACGCGATGCCGGCGGAAGATGACATTGGGAGGTCTCTTCATATGCACACATCATAACATGATCATTCGCCATCGCGCAAATATTTCATGCCGACGGATCGGGCCCGCAACAGGGCAGCAGCCGAACTGCAAATGGCGATCACGATAGCCGCGCTCGGTCCCACGTAAATCTTCTGGGCATTCTCCAGAAGCACCGCAAGAACCGTAAAGCCAAGGGCCGAGAAACTGCCTGTCCCAAGTGCGTGCAGCAGCGTGGACTTCAGTTCCTCGATATTGATATAGCCTTGCAGGCTTGGCAGTTGCTTCAGTTCGTCGTTGCTCATTTCGCGGTCTCCTTCTTGGTATTGCCTCGGGTGCGACGGAACTCCCACGGTGGCTGCGGATTGCCTTTCCAAATGCCCAGCTTGTCCGCCTTGGCCTTGGCCAGTTGCATGTCGTGCTTGGCATACTGCGTGTACCACCAGGCGTTACCATTGGCCACCATCTTCAGGCAGATGTCCTCGCCGTTGAGCTTGATCAGGCCGACCTGTCGTTCGTAGGTCTCTGCGCCGTTGGGGATCACCTCGACCACCTTGCCAAACACCAGGTCGGAGAGTGCCTGCTTGGATGCCTGACCAAACGGCTGCTTGAGTTCAGGAGCATCAATGCCCGACAGGCGGATGTGCGTCACGTTGGTTGTAGGACCATCGCCCGTCTTGACGATGACAGTGTCGCCGTCGTGAACGGAGATAACCGTAGCCTGGTAGGGCGGAAGGGCTGCGATGAGGATAGCTGCAAGGATTGTCATTTCGGAACCGTGAAAAGATGTCCTACGATCAACCCGGCAATGAACGCCAGTGCCAGCGACCGCTGATTTATGGCCCAGATTGTCTCAGAAAATGTCCTTCTTTTGAGGACAAATAACCTGAGATCCAGCAAGAGGATAGAGAGACTGGCAACCATCAGGATGATGAAATTCTGTCCCATTTCTTGGCTCATCCTGTGAATGTTCCGTTGCTGTTGCCGCCGCCTGTGTCGCCCTGCTCCGGCCAGCGTTCAAG